ATATAATTCTAAATTATTTATTTAATTTTGTCAACAGTTTTAATTAAATAATTTAATTATTTTTTCGTAATGCTTAGAAAGGTTATTAAATCAATGACTACAGCATTTGAAAGAATTAAAGATTTAGCAGATAAGCATCGAATTTCTTTAAATGACTTAGAAGATAAACTTGGCATTAGTAGAAATTCCTTGTATGGAATCAAGAAAGCAAATCCTAAATCAGACCGCCTTCAAGAAATCGCTGACTACTTCAACGTGTCCACCGACTACCTGCTCGGTCGCACGGATAATCCGACTATTGCAAGCAACGGTGATGCTTCTGCACCGTTTGACCTTCGAGATATTGCTGCGCAATCTATGTTATTCGATGGTAAGCCACTTTCTGAAGAAGATATAGATTTTATTACAGCGGTCTTGGAGGCACACTTAAAAAATAAATAGAGGTGCATTTATGACTGTAAGAGAGCTTTGCGCCCAGGAGGGTGTGAACCTATGCTACTTTGATGGAACAGGCTGGCATAGTCCAGGATTCTTCAATCCAACATTGAAGCTTCTTGCTATTGATATCAATCTATCAGAGCAAGACCAAAAACAAGTAGCCCTACACGAACTTGGCCACAAGGAGCATTCACAATACCAGTATAATCTCAATAGAGAAATGTGCGAGCTTCAGGCAGACCGAAATATGATCCATTATCTTCTGGAAGAAGAGTTGAAAACCATGGATGATATATCTGAATTTAACTATGTCCATTTTATGGAAAAGTACAATTTAAAAACCATAGCTGATGAAACAATGGTTAAAGAAGAGTATTTAAGTATTATAAATCATATCAAAGGAGTTGAAAATGAGTTTTAAAGGTTTTATAAAATCAAAAACGCTAGGTGAATACCTTCAAGCAAAAAAAGATCCAAAACTTATGGAAGAAATTGAAAATAGAGGAATGAAGACTGTTTTAAAAGAATCAGCTAAAGCTAGTAATGATTTAGCTAAAATTCAAAAACAGAAAAAAATAGATAAGAATGCTATAAAATGTCCACATTGCAATAGTAAAAATGTACAGTTCATGCAACAGAATAAAAAAGGATTTTCTGTAGGAAAAGCTGTTGGTGGGGCCGTCTTAACAGGAGGTATTGGAACACTAGCTGGATTTGCTGGTAAAAAAGGCAAAAAACAATGGCATTGTCAAGAATGTGGTAACATTTTTGAAACAAAATAAAAAAATCCCCACACTCAAATTTTGGTCGAGGAGAGTGTGGGGAAATGATGTATAGTAAAAGGCATTAAAAAGCCCTCTTTACTATACCCATTTTATCAAGAAATGAGGTGAAAATCAAATGGCCTACTTCAGACAAAGAGATAACGGTTGGGAATATCGAATTAGTTACAAGGCTCCTAATGGAAAATTTTGTCAAAAATCAAAAGGGGGATTCAAAACAAAAAAACTAGCACAAGCCGCATCACTTGAAGCTGAACGCTTGCTCAATAAAAATATTATTGTAGACGACCGACAAACTTTATTAGAATACTTTCAAAATTGGGCAAAAATCCATAAAAAACCAAATGTCAGCCCAGTAACTTGGAAAAAATACAAACATACTGAAAGTAAAATTAAGTTATATTTCAGAGATACTAGACTTAATAGCATCACCAATTCCATGTATCAGCAAGTATTAAACGATTTTAGTAGCACCCACACTCAAGAAACTGTCGAGAAATTTCACTATCATTTGAAAGCAGCAATTAAGATGGCTGTCCATGAAGGAATTATTGAACGTAATTTTTGCGATTTCGCAGTTATTCGCTCGTCTGTTGAATCGTTTGCAAAAGAAACTAAATTTCTAGAAACGGACGAATATATTGAACTTATTAATACTGCTAAAGAAAATTTTAAATATCATTCTTATGCAATTATTTACCTCATTGCTGTAACTGGAATGAGATTTTCTGAAGCCCTTGGCCTGACGTGGAATGATGTTGATTTCAGCGAAAAAATCATTGATGTAAACAAAACATACAACTATAACACCACGTTTAATTTTGCTCCTACAAAAAATGCTAGTTCCGTCCGGAAGATTCCTGTTGATGATCAGACATTATCGTTTCTAAAAGAGTATAAAGAAAAATACTGGGGAGAAAACGAGCAAAACAGAATTTTTGCGTCTGTGTCCAATGCTGCAGCTAATAAGACTATCAAAAAAATAGTCGGTAGAAATGTCCACATCCACTCCCTTAGACACACATATGCTTCGTATTTGATTTCTCAGGGGGTCGATTTAATTTCTATTTCACAATTACTTGGTCACGAGAACCTAAACATAACATTAAAAGTCTATGCTCACCAGTTAGAGCAACTAAAAAACAAAAACCACAATCGCATCAGAAACATTTTCGAAAAATTTGGGGCGGATTTGGGGCAAACATAACAAGAACCCTTGTAAATCAAGGGCTTTTCTGTCTATTTAATGCTAATTGCCACCTTATTATACCAAAAATATCGGATTTTATCCGAATGAAAAGCCCATAAAATCGGACTTTTTTATTTTTATCTTCCGTTAAATAAAGATAACTTAAAAAAACTTTTGGGGCAGATTTGGGGCGAAAATTTGTTGACATCAACAAGTCAATTTTCAGACAAACAAAAAAGCCCGCAAGCTATTGCCTGCGGGTCATTAAGAAGAAAAATAGAATCTCCTTTCTTTTTTTAAATTTATTTTGTGGTAATCAAGCCATCTGGCTCAACTGTGAACTCTGGCTTATCTGCCATGCTGCCATCTGGTTTAAGATAGTACCAGCCATTGCCATATTTGACAAATTGATCGGATTTCATATCTCCATCTTTTTCATCAAGATAGTACCAAGTTTCACGGTATTTCACCCAGCCTTTAGCCATACGACCGTCTGATTTGAAGAAATACCAACGGTTATTGATATACATCCATCCTGTGACCATAGCGCCGCGTTTATCAAGATAGAACCAGTCTTGACCATCATTGAACCAACGATTGATTAAGCAATAGCCACGATCGTCAAAGTAGAACCACTCATTGTTGATTTTCTTCCAGCGTTTCGTTGGATAAGAGCCATCGGACTCCTCCCACCACCAGCCGGTATCATTGCGTTTCCAGCCACCTTCAGATAGACCGCCTTCAATATCTTTCTTGAATTGCTCACGACTGATTCCCCATTTTGCCAGATAAGGATATGGGTCAACGTGATCTGAGTGGTTGTTTGGTTGGTTATTCGTGCAATACTCATGCGTTTTAATTCCAGCTAAACTCCCTGTATCAAGTGTTTTCGGCAAACCTGCTTCGTCCGCAAGATTTCGCAAAAGCTCAACATAGAGCTTGTAATCGCGCATGAACTCTTCTTTACTTCCGTGACTCTCGATCAATTCGACTGCTGCGTAACTCTCAGCATTCCAACCGCCCCCAACATCCCAACTTCCGTTATTTACAGGACCGACCTGCATCACACGACCATTTCCTACAACGTGAGAGAAGAATCCAAGTTCAGGGTCTTTACGATAATGGTAGTCCGCTTCATTTTGTGCGGTTGAGTTGCGATTTCCTGTTGAGTGCGCATGGACTTGTCGATAAGGTTGTACACCGACCTGAGGCAATCCTTCTCTGTATCTACTTGTATCAATATCCATTATTGTTCCCCTTTCCAAGCATCGTTCATTTGCTTGACAGCTGACTCAACAAATGTATCTAAGTCCTTATCGGTCATGCTGATGTTATATTTGGTCAGTTCAGCACGGATTTTAGTTCGTGCTTGATCAAGTTTCTCTTGACCTTTATAGTTAGTTTCAGAAGCGACTTGCTCCACGGCATTGACCGCATTTTTGGCCAAGATTTCGACAATCTTGATGGTTTTCTCTCCACCTTTTTGAACCAGGTAGTCCTTGACCGCTTTAACGGCGATTCCAGCCAAAATTACAAGGATGCTGATTGCTCCGTTTAGTAAAATTTCGTTAATCTGTTGCATTTATATTTTCCTCCACAATTTCTAATTCTAGAAATTTTTCATACAGTACCTTGATGGCTCCATTTCCACCAAGCTCGACATAACTTTCATATAGACGAGACAATTCCACAATCTCATGCTGATTGGTATTGCCTCGTCTAATTGCTTTTTTTAGGTTTTCTTGCAATCGAAAACGCTGTAATCTTTGAAGACCTTTTCCAATAACGCTCAAACCTTTGCTATTATCTTTGCCGATAGTCTCAACATTCGAGACTGTCTTTTCAATGGCACTAATTTTATCAGATAAGATACTGATTTGTTTGTCAGTCTCTTTTGTGTTCTGCGTGCTTTTGAAAGAAAAATAGCTAGGTATGATCACGATTAGAATCGGACTCAATTTATCCAAAAATGCTAGTAATTCCAATCAGACCACTTCCAATCTACTGTGCAGGAACTCGAGTAGTTTCAAGATCACTTTCGGCTTTTTGCCCTTCCCACTTCCAGATTGCAAGGATACCATTTTGAGATGGTACGCCTTCAAGCTGCTTGAAAGATTCGCCTTTGTAGGTGAAAGCCTGATTTGTCTGAATCAAGACGCGCTTGCCTTCGCCGTTCAATTCGACATGTTCAGGATCTTCAATCACAAACATATCACCTGGTTGATATGTCTTACCTTCTTCAGCGAATGGGAAGAGTTCTACAAGTTCCTTGTAGGTTGTTCCGTAGGCGATTTTCTCACCCATGATGGAATCTTGAGCCATGACTCGAACGACTTTATCGATTTTATTTGCAAGCGCAGAAAGTCGGTCCTGTTCGCTCTTATTGTGCGCAATCTGCTGCTCAGCTTGTTCAAGCTTATTCTGCGCCTGCACAATCGCAGAGCTTGGGTCCAATTCAGACTTGAGAACATCCAGCACCGCTTGAATCAAAACGTCTTCTGGTTCGTTTGTACGGTCTCCAAGGAATGACCGTGAATTGGTGCTGTATCGGCCGCCTTCTGATAATTGAATTTCTACCACTGTCTCAACATTCGAGCCAGAATTTCTTAAGTAAGGTCTTGTTGATAGATTATAACCATTGATTGTCATGTCTATTCTCCTTCTGCTGGTTTAGTTTGTTCATCAAGCAGAGCTTCCAGCTCATCCACTCGTGCTTGAAGTCTTTGATTTTCAGCCAATTGTTCTTCCAGCTGAATGCTCAAGAGATTATTTGCAACCATTGTACCGTTTGATGTATCGGATAAGTCGTTGATTGTCATCCGAAGTGCGCGGTTAAGCTGTTCTGTATTCATTTTCTAAGTTCTCCAATCTGTGTGTAAGTTTTTGATTTTCAAGAGCAAGCTCCTGAATAGCTTTGAGTGCGATGTTTGTTAGTCTGAGGTTGTCAAGGTTCAGCGTGTCTCCATTCTCGTAAACAAGCGTAGGGTCTACTGTTTGAACCTCTTGGGCAATCAAACCAATCTTCGTGTGTGCTTGTTGTGGTCTATCCTCTTGCTTCTTCCAGTCATATTCCTTAAATTGAAATTGATGGATATAATCAAGAGCCTTGTGCTTGCAGTCAACGATATTTTCTTTCAAACGTCTGTCTGAGAAGTGCTGATTGACAACTGACCATAGGCTATATGCTGTACTATTGTAACTATAGTAGATGTCATTCCCTGAACCACCGAAGCTCAAAGATACATTGTCAGAGTTCCAGAGTCCAATAGTCCCTGTTGTTTTACCATTGACACTGCCTTTCCCCGTCTTGAGCCAACCAATCCCCTTTGCATTGATGTAACCCTGTACAGTCATAAGGAACTCATCTGTATCTGTTGCAGTATTTCCAATTGTAAAATCTGAATCCCTGTAGAGAAAAAGTCCATAAGGAACATTTTCCCCACGGCCATAGGAGCCGATAAATTGAACCCCTAAACCATCTTTGGCATTGACAGTACGAGGCACATTGATTTGTAGACCGCCATTGACGGTATCAAACGAGCCATAAGAGCCTAGTTGAATTTGGGTATGTCCTGTTAAGGTTCCACCGTAAATGCTAGCTCCTCTAATGGTCCCACCGTAAATCCTATCACCGCTTAAAATACCTGATCGAACCTGACTTGCATCGATTGCAACACTCTGCACACGGTTGATGAAGGCTTGTTTTGCAAAAAGTTGACTCAAGTAGGCTTCATTTGCGACAAGTTTATTGAAAAAAGCCTGGTCAACCTTCAATTTTTCAGCCGTGACAGCTTCAGCATCTAAAACAACAGTAGTCACTGAACCAGCTTCAAAATTGGCCGTTTTCAGCTTATCAACCATAGCTGACTTGATAACAGCATTGTCAATCAAGGTTTCTCCAGTAATATGAAACGATTTTCCTATTACTCGATTTCGACCATCAGCACCCAGATTGATTCCTGAAATCAAATCACCTGCACTGTTGATGTTCTGAACTGCCCACGAACCAGCTAGTTGACTTTGAACCGAGCGAATCGCTTCGTCGGTGTCTTCGGGAGCTTCTGAGAATGGAGTGGATACTGTTCCGATTTCAACTTTTGGAAATGCAATCCAAACGGTTGCAGCGGTTAAGATGTGTAAAATCAACTCGCTTGTAGCATTTGAATTTTCGTTTCTTATGAACTCAATATCATAGAATTTCCAATCTGTGCTTATTGGAACTGATTGAAGACTTCCTCTATATCCAGGTCGAGCTTGAAAATTCGTATTATTGACAGTCGATTTTGCCCAAAAACTAAATCTTACTGATTTATTTTTTAGTTCATCATCTCGGCCAGTGCGTGAATTTCCACCAATTGCGAATGTGATTTTTTGATTATCGATTTTCCCATTGAAGGTTGATACAATCTTTAACGTATTCACTCCTCTAAATTGATTTTCAGAATCAATACTTACAGCTAACTGGCCTTTTGTCTGAGAAGCATCATCAAACAACTTGTACGTTGAATACTTGTCTCTTAAATCACGTTTGAATAGTGAATTTAAGAATAGATTTCGGCCACTTGCTGATGCTTTTGACACCTCGACTTGAAATAACTGACTCGTAAGAGCCATGCGAGCGATATTGTCTGCGATACTATTATTAGTATTCCCCAGAATCCGTTCATAGAGCTGGCTAGTTTCTCTGACTCGCTGAAAGTCCGTCTGATTAGCCTTGCCAGAAATCAATGAAGTGATATCTGCGAATCGTCCGTCAACTGCATTTTTGTAGGTTGCAATCTGAGTGGCGATTAAGCCATTCTGTGGGTTGGTAATAGCTTCAAACTTGCGTTCAAGACCTCTCACGTCCTCTTGATGAGTAGCCTTACCAACATAACCCATCGTAACCAGCTCACGAACTGCATTAGCTTGACGAGCGCTCTCTTCTCGAGTGTATCTTCTCAATACTTCTTGTCGCTGACCGTCTTTGTTTACATATTCTTGAATAGCTAATAAGTCGGCCTGCAAGCCCTGAGCCGTCCGCTCGAAGGTGGCCTTAGCTTCAGTGATAAGACCGTCAGTGTCTTCAGGCGCAGGACTCCAGTCAGTCGCTAACGTTCCCGATTCAATTTTCGGAGCGCATATTTCGATAATTCCTGCACCAGATTGTCCAAATTGAATCAAATTTTCAATTGCATCAGCAGTAAATGTAAATGAATATTTCTGCCAATTTGTATGAGAGATAGATTTCTGAAATTTGTGGTTCAAATCTGTATCATTTGCCCACGAACGAAATAACAAGTTCACGTTTGCATGTGAACTATCGCTCGCAACCCTTGCATAACAAGAAATCGTGTACTTTTCGCCAACCAGCAATCTAACAAATTGAGTTAAATCTTTATTTCCACCATTCGTATTTTCAATAATACGAATCATGTTTTTTATCATATTTTGTGGAGGATCTAAAACTTCTACGCTAACTGCTCTTCCATTTCCTCCACTAGAACTCATCCAGTAGCCTTTTGAACGATCGCCAATCAACAAACTCGCTGTATTACGCAAGAGATTAACTCCTCCGACCCTCATCTTTGCAAATGTCTGAGTCAATCCGTCAATATCTTGCTTAACCTCTGATTTGGTCGCAAATCCGTTCATCTGTCCAGTCATTCGACTAAGAGCCTCTGTGGTCGTTCTACGATACTCTGAAGCTTGATTGACCTCACTTGCGACCGTCCGTTTCAGAACGTCCAAGTCACCAGATAGAGCCGTCTGAGCGCTTGTAGCCTGTCTCTTAAACTCTTCAAGTCTAGCAATTGAATCCAACCCAATCCGCTTGGCTTCCTGTGCAAGCAGGGTACTTGCGCCAGCACTTCTCCATGCTTCTTCAGCCCTGCGTTTGGCTTCTTGTAGAGGGCCATTGTTAAAACTATTTAAGCGCTGGTCAATCGTGTCAGAGAGTTGGCGCTTGACTTCTTCTGCTCTTGCTCTGGCAGCATTGAAACCGTCTGTGAATTGGTTGACCAAATCCTCTTTGTTTCGGTCAAAAGCGAGGTCGGCATTCTTGATTTCCCTCGCTAGTTGTGTAGCGAATTGCCCTTGCAAGTGCTGAGTTTCGTTTTTAACCGCATCACTAACAGCATTAGAAACAATACTAGACAAACCTGACTTAAATTGTCCAAATCCAATAGATAGTAGCTTTTTAGCCATTGGGGAGTAAGTATACTTCGTGATTTTCTTACGAAGGTCCATCTTGAATCGATCATGAAATAGACTGACAATATCAAAAATTTGAACCGGAACATCACTCTTTCCCTCGACTTGAATTTCTAAGCTGTCTTCCAGCATGTCGCACAATGTTGTTCTGAAATACTGCTCACCGTATTTACGAAGTCCAGCTTCATCTTTTACTTCCTGGTCATTAACCTCAATCACATCTTCATAGATTTGACTGTACTTGTTAATAAGGGGACTATCCACAACTACAGAAAACTTGCGATCAGGTGCCTTTTCTCCCTCACCTTTGACGGTTGCCTTAAAAGTGATTCTAGTTTTTAAAGACTTCGTTGACGTCTTTTGTTGATAGCTAGATAAGTTCTTTTTGTACATAAAGAGCGATTCATTTTCTGAACCGCCATTTTTAAGTAATCGAACCTGGTATCCATGGCGCACAAGATCGCCACCCCACTGACCAAGGATAGAGTGTTTATCTTTTGTAAATGCGGTCATCGCGTTGACACTATCAGTATTGAACGTGTGACGTTCGTCGATGTCTGAAAAGAACGAGAACGGATTATCACGAGTGATACTTCCAGCAAAGCGACTCAAAGCAGTTGAACCAGTCGCTCTATCCAAAGAAATCGGGTTAATGACATAGTTATTCAATAGTGTAAAGGATTGATTCGCATAGACTTGAATATATCCATGTTTCTTTTGAAGCTCGAAAATGACGAAATCCTGTTCACCATGCAGATCGTCGGCTTTTAGGAAAGTTTCTTCTTTCAACTTCTCCCACAAAGCATCTGAGGTCGGAAAGCGAAAAGTCAGTTGATAGGTACTATTTGCTTCTTGAGAAATCTTGTCTGCATAAGCAGCATTTAGAGGAGTATTCCCATTTGTTAAGTAAATCAAATCTTGTACCTCCAGTTCGGCCGAATAATCAATCCAAGAACATTGCCAGTAAATGTAATACCACTTCTTCCCGTTGGGATTACAAAGAACCCACCACGCTTTCTTAGCGTGTTCTGGACCGCTCCAGCAGCATTGTAGATGTTTTGCTTACCTTGCCTGCAATCGATTGTGGCCTTCGTTTTGACATTAAGATACATTGTTTCTTGACCAATAGTGATTGATACATCTCCATCTCCCTGAATCTCAATAATCGGTTCAGAGTAAATGGTCCCTGGATTGTTAATTGTTCCTGGTCCATTATAAGATTCAGGATTGACCGTTTTTTGGTATCGAAAAGGCTGCATGTTTAGCTTGATTTTCAATTGCCAAGCATGATTACCAAAAGGTTTGTAGCTGGCAGTTGAAAAATGAGCGTAGAAAACAGATTCAGAATGATAGCTAAATTCCAATTCATTGTCATTCGCTTGAAATTTATCTAGAATAATTGAGATATCAATCAACTTTGTAACGTGAATTGTAAATGTTCTGTCATAGCTATCATAAGAGCCATCTAATACTCGATAACTTCCATTCACACCATGAAGTTCGGCCACCTCCCCTTTCGGTTTGGCAGCCTCAACTTCTCCAAAGTCGGTCACAATACAGCCTGGAAGGGTAGATGTATTAAAGCCATTAATAATCATATAATCCATTAGAATCCCTCCCTTGCTAAAATTGAACCATGTTGTTCGTAAGTGTTTAATGAGATTTTCTCATTGTCTAGATAGATGTCTGACGATTTTTCAAGGATAGCTGTAAGGATAGATTCCAAACTTGACCTCATAATCGCTATCTCAGACACTGTTTTGCTCTCTTGTACTTCAAGCTGAGCTGAAGGCATGGCCAAACGAGCCTCAAGATTTTTCGTAATAGAGGCAGTTGAGTTTAGATCCAGGTTATCCCCTGAAAATACATCAGAGATTTCTCCAGCCATCCCACCAACTGTTTCTTTGACTCCCTTAAATCGTTCTTGTAGTCCTTGGTCTAAACCTTGCATAATTGCATTACCTGCAGGGATCAACAACTTACGGTCATATTCAATAGGACCTTTGTGGTCACGAATCCAATCCGCTATTCCACCAATAAAATTAGTAACTCCATCCCAAGCAGATTTTAAACCACCTAAAAAACCATCAAGAATTGCCTTACCAGCTTCCCAAAGATTAATATTTTTAATTCCATTAAAAATATTGGTTATTTTAGTTACCAAATCACTAACAGCCTGTTTCATGTTATTCCACGCAGTCTGAGCGCCGCTAACAAGCCCATTGATGAAACCAAGTACAAGTGATTTTAGTCCAGCCCACGCTGCGCTAGCTGTTGATTTGATATTTTCCCAAAGACCGGATAAAAAACTTACGAAATTATTCCATAAGTTTTGAGCGCCTTGAATTAACCCAGTGATAAGATTTGACACTGTGGACTTTATCCATTCCCAGGCAATAGACGCAGCGGTTTTGATAAATTCCCAAATTGTACTCAAAACATTAGAGAAGTTCTCAAAAACTCCCGTAGCATAACCTACGATAACATCCACGACTCCAGAGAAGTATGTTTTAATCCCCTCCCAAATCATGGAAACGCCATTTTGAATTCCTCCCCAAATCAGAGAAAGATCAGCTCCCAGCTGATTAAAGTTCCCTGTCACAAGGTCGATGATGATCAGAATAGCACCCAAGAAAATCGATTTGATAAATTCCCAAGCGCCTTGGAAAATCATCTTAATCCCTTCCCAAATTTGAGTAAGACCGTCTGAGATATTATTCCAATCATTCATAAATCTATCTATAAACGTTTGAACAATCGTCATCACTGCTGTCGTAATAGCTGTCCATGCTACAGATGCGGCCTCTTGAATGCTTATCCATAAATCTGAAAAGAATGTTACAACTGCATTCCATATGGCCTTCAAAGACTCGATGTAAGCATTCCAGGTTGTAACGACTCCATCCCACAAGGTGCTAGCACCCTCAGAGATACCAGACCAAATACCGACAAAGAAATCAGCAATCCCCTGCCATGCTTGCTTGATCCAATCCACAAAAGATGACCAAATTTGCTGACCAGTTTCTGTTTGTGTAAAGAACCATACAAGACCAGCAGTCAATGCTGCGACTGCCGCTACAATTAGCCCAATTGGATTGGCAGACAACACAGCATTAAAAATACCGAACGCTCCACTTGCTCCCATAGTAGCAGCCGCATTCGCCGCTTCTGCGGTAGTGAGTGCACCAGTTCTTACGAACTGAGCCAGCATAAGACCATTCGTAATAGCCAGAGTTGCATTCCTGATTGTTTCAATTCCTTTTGTTAGCGTTAAAACAGCTTTATAGCCCGCCCATGCACTCGTAATGCTAACAACAGCTAATTTTAAAGCATCTAACGCAAGAGGCGAATCTTTTAACCAAGATGTAAATTTGCTAAGACTTTCAGAGGCTTCTCTGATAAAGCCTGAGATCACTTCAAATGCAAAACCGAGCAAGGTCACTCCCTGCTCGCCATCTTTGATCCCTAAAAGGTCTCCGACGAAATCAGCTACAATGCTACCAACATTACCGATAACTGATCCGATATTTTCAAAGGTTACTCGGATATTATCCGCAATATTGACAATTTGAGTTGCAGCATCCTCGCTAAAACCAATCGTATTCAGAATATCAATGTTATCTTGCTTGCTTAATGATCCAAAGATCATATCAAAGAAGGTCTCAAAGATCCCTGTTACACGAGCCAGTTGATCAAAAACTGCACTTCCAAAGGCATCCCCAAAAAGCTGAGAAGCAATCTGACTAATCCCTTCAGTCAGAACCAATCCAAGGCCAGAAAAAATATTTCCAACCATCGGCAAAAAATTATCAAAGAGAAAGGTCGATGTTGTTTTAAGCAAAGCATGTAGAGAAGGCAGGATATTCTCCCCCAACGCTAGCTTTCCAAGGACATTCTGAGCGGCTGCTTTCATAGATTCAAAAGAACCACTAAAAGTAGATGCCGCCTCTTTAGCAGTTGTGCCAGTGATGTCTAGATTTTCTTGGATAGCATGGATGGCATTATATACATCTGAGAGGTTGTTAATGTCGTACTTAACGCCCGTCAACTTCTGAGCGTCATTCAAAAGACGCTCCATTTCCTGCTTGGTACCACCGTATCCGAGTTTCAGGTTGTCGAGCATCGTATAGTTCTGTTTTGCAAATCCTTGATAAGCCAGTTGAATGCTTTCCATCGATGTACCCATCTTATTAGCATTATCTGACATATCAATCATGGCCATGTTTGCTGTTTCAGCAGCTTTATTAGTGTCACCACCAAGAGATTGCAAGAGGCTAGCTGAGAATCCTGTCACATTTTCCATGTAGGCATTAGCTGACAAACCTGTTGTTTTGTAAGCCTCATTAGCATATCCCTTCACCTTGTCAGCAGAATCTTTGAAAAGAGTTTCGACACCTCCGAGAGATTGCTGAAGCGCTGCACCTTCACTGATAGCAGCTGAAAAAGCCTTGCCAATTCCAGCGGCTGCAATAACCTTTGTCATAACGCTAACAAGACTAGAACCCAATGACTGTCCGGCGCTTTGCCCTGCTGCGCTAGCTTCAGGATTGAGGAGCGATTGGATTTTACCAGTAATACCTCTGGCCGATGGTATCAATTGCACATAAGCTTGGGCTATTTCTGTCGCCACTAATCCTCACCTCCAATCTTTTCTAGAATTTGCTGACGATATTCTTCAAAGTCCTCACCAGAATCAAAGATCATCTCTTTTCTTTCTTTAGCTTTAGTTTTACCTATCAGTTCCTCTGCAACCATTAATGGTTTGTTGATTCCTTTCTGTCCATCTGTTGTTTTAAACCAAACAAGTGCAGAAAGCCTATCTAGCACGCCCGCAAGCAAAAAGGTTTCAAAAGGAACTTTGCTATTGGTCATTGCTAGTTTGATCCGTGAATCATCTCTCAGACCAAAAGCAAAAACAGCTACCTGGTCAGCAGGTAACTGTCTGTAATCAAAAATCCCATAGGTTTCAGCTAAATCACAGATAAGAGCGTCTTCGTCTGTTTGAATCATTCTAGCAAGGAGCGCTATTTTTTTAACTGGTTCTGACTTGTAAAGATCTCACTAATTTCTGCCCCCATTTTATCCAAAGGAACAATGCCATCCGCAGTTCGCACATGATTTTTCAAATCTTCGGATTTGTTACCAAGCATGAGTTGTACTACTTTTGGTAAAACTGCCGGATTTGTATCTACTTCAGAGATTGCTTCGAGCAGCTCATAGTTTTCCAAGCGCTCTTTTGTGATTTCAAAAGCAAATCCGGTCGAAGTCACCCCACGGATTGTTTTAATCTGTGGCGCAGCTTCTTTATTTTTCTTTTTACGATTTCGTCTTGACATAGTTAAGCTCCTTTGATGTATTCATAGTGTGTGTCGTCAGCAGCGTTAGGGAAGGCAGTTACTGTCGTACCATATCCGAGAACACTTCCATCGTTATAAGTGATTTCATCGATGGCAGTTACTTTTCCTGAAGGGATAACAATACGTTTAAGTACACCACCTTTTAGGACTGTTTCGATAACCAGACAATGATGTGGCAATTCTTTTGAATTTGCCTTAATGGTAATTCCTGATGACAAGTCCCCAGATACATTATCTGGTCCATACACTTCCTTCAAAACATGTAGATTCAATGCTTCAATAAGCATATATTTGAATGTGTCTGTTTTTTCCTTTTGAACTGAACTTACAACGACACCGCCCCATGCTTTAATATTTTCTGACTCAGGGGAGTTACTGTTGGTCATACCGTCATCTGAAATATAACCTAGTGCTTCAAACGCCTCATCTAATTTTGTTGTTGCGTCTGTCGGCAGTGCTGTTCCAAGAGGTGCAGAATAAACCGCACCTCCGATTTTAGGTCTTGCAGTCGTTACATTTGCTTCTGTTGCCATTTAATTTCTCCTTTTAAAAATAATTAATATCAAATACGGCTTGATATCGATATTGTTTTGTTTCAGTGTCCGTAAAATTGTAATCACTGTTCAGGTGGACACCACAGATTGAATCTAATTCAATCAATCCTTTCACAGCACTTTTCACTTCCACATTAAGCTCTGCAGCCTTCTGCATAGTTGGACCATAACTTTGAAAAGCAAAGGTCGCACTACTAGAGTGATTACGCTCCTTTCCACCTGTCTTTTGAATAATAACAAAGCTATCGGGAGCTTCAGCTTCATGCTCAAAAAATGACGGTACATCTAAATGACCGTCAAGATATTTCTTGATAATAATTTCAATCATTTATGTACCGCCTTCAACAAAGTATTATTTCTTTTATTATCTTTCTTGGCTTGATAGGTCCTCGGATATACCATCACATTTACCCTTGTCTTACCAACTTGGCTATCTTGTTCGTAACCAGGACCACATCTTTTTTTAATGACTGTCGCTTCTTTGTTCAGCATATCCTGAATCTCTTTGGATTTTAAAAGAGCTCCTACACCCGCACCAATAAGCTTGACTTTCATATTACTCATACGCTTCAACCATCACTTTCTTGTTCCAGTCCAAAGGCATCATGGTTTCAATACCTTCCAAAGGAATACCAATCGTGCGCCATTTTCGCCCAAAGAAACGAACCTCACGGTCTTTCCACTCGTTCTGGTCGCCTTTTGGGATGCCCAGCGTATAAGCGGCCTTTTTACCAGTAAGATTCAGTTGATTGGTGACATCTTCTGTCGAAGACGGAACAACCAGGACATTCTCTACTTGAATTTCAGTATTCTCATAGATAGGATGACCAAAGTCATCCCGACCAGTCTTGGTTTTTCCAGTCAAAATTACAGTAATTCCTTTAATCCGTCCCATAGATATCAATCACCCCATATCTTTGTTTTTTGAGACCCAGACGTTTCAATTCAGAGTCCTTGATGAAGAGACCACCACCAGGCACTAAATAAGAACCACTCACTGAGTACCCCAAGGCACTTTCAGCAAATTGAGTCACCGGCTCCTGATCAGTTGAAGTCATCAAGGTACGAGCTACCACATCGACTGTAACGGATTTGACCACCATGGCAAAAGATGGATCAGTAGCAACCAATCCATCTAAATCTTTACCAACTTTTTTAGCTTCAACTCTAAGAGAATGAGAAACAACCTCCAACAGTGCTTCAGCTCGTTTTTCCTCATCGAATTTCAACGCTCGCCACAATTTTTTCAGATCATTTACTGTTGCAAAGTTTTCCATCTCTACCCCCAGTCAAGCGACTACTGGACTTCAGTTTCCGCTTGTTCAATCAGCGAAATCAATTCAGTTTTTGTGGCACGGCTATCATAAGTAATCCCTTTTTCATCAAGGATTTCTTTCAATGCTGCGTTAGTCAATGAGTCCAAAGGTTTGTATTCTGCAATTGGAACCCAATCACCTCCACTAATTGCATTATCAGTAACGATAGTAGTCCCTGTTTTTACATTAATGTATTCCATTTACTACCCCGCTTTCACAACACGAGCAAAGCTGTTTTTGTCCAAAATTCCCCATCCGAGATAGATTTCTGCACGAAGATAGACTTGGTTATAACCTTTCAAGTCTTTTCCAGAATTGTCTGGATCACCATATCGAATGACTTCTAGTGGAATCTGCTTAGCATATCCCCATTTAACCATGTTAGCAAAGTCACCAACAATAGCAACATCCTTATTGGTTCCAACATTAAGACCAACTGTAGTATTCACATCTACAGGTAGACCATTAATGGCACCTGGATTTGCTCCCCATGCCAATTCAGGGTATAGGCGCTCATTAGCTGAGTTCTTCATGCTAGCTAGTGCACTTGCAAATGTAGTATCAATAGCCATACCGCTAACGATATTATCAGCTCCTTGAATCATTTTAACAGCATCTTCGACATTAGTATCTGGATCGCTTGTTGTAAAGTTCACTGTCTGAGTGACCGCTTTGTCAAAACAGTTATCCCCAATAACAGCGGATTCTTGTTTAGTACGTGGATTTACTCCATGGAAAGCCATGATATCAATACCACGAGCTACTTTATTAGCAAACCCTTCATTGAATGACTTCAAAATATCGATTTTAGCCTCTTCTGATGCAAAAATGAACTCATCAGATACACGAGCACCATACTCAATTTTTATAGGTACAATTGTTACAGGTTCTAGACTTGCACCACCATGCGTTTTCTTCCCGTTTTCTGCAACGATGTCTACATCAGCATCTAACGAGAACGTGAATTCTTTCAACCCATTGAAAGGAATCGCTTGTTGATTAGACAATTTAGCCAGTGAGCTGTGACCCTTAACTTTGTTGATAAGGTCTGTCACAAGCATTGGGTCAAATAATGTTCCTCTTGATAGTTGATCTGTCATATATTTTTACTCCTTTAATCTTCAAAAACTAAACCTTGTACTAGGTTTTTATAAGATGTATTTTCAGTTTTTTCTAGAGTAGGCTCTAGATTTCGCATTGGTGCGAAATGTTCAGTAGGTTTTACGAAAGATGCCAAACGCTCCGCATCTGCTTTAAAGCTTTCTTCATCAGTTCCTTGCAAACGGTCTGCAAGGTCGTAAGGCAATCCATGTTGCAAAGCCACACGAGTTCGCAAACTAGCCGTCTCATAACCAGCGATTTGATTCTGCAAATCTTCAAGTTGCTTGTCAGCATCTACCTTGCTTTGATTGCTAGCTTCAATTGTTGACTTCAAGCCAACATTTTCTTCTTCCAATTCTGCAACACGAGACTTGAGCTGATCATAGTCGCTATACTTCGCTTTCTCACGAGATAAGCGTTCCTTGATAGCATTATCAAATTCTTCTTGTGTAGTGATTGGTTTAAATTCTGACATTCTCATGTCTCCTTTCTCCTGCTTCCCCGGCAGTTCGGTAATTTTGGGCATCAAAAAAAGCAGTCACAAGACCGCTTATTTTAATAACTGATTTTTTGCTTTTTCTTAGGCTTGGTCGTAGCACAAGCCCAATGCGCAAGCAAAGCGCTATCCATCAAAGAAATATCCATGTCGTCAAAGTGCGATCGATAACCAAAGCCACCATTTGAACCAATATTTCGCTTGTCACAGTTAGTAGCTACTTTAGACAATGACGGCTGGCCAGCGTGACAGATGGTCTTCTGGTAAATCCCCTGTTCCCAAAGAGCGTTGGCCACGATGATTTCTTTCACCGTTGGCAGAATCACATTCTTGATTCTGTAGTCCTTCAACTCTTCGTCAAGGATCTTTTGACCACTTGCGCCATCAATGACTACCTGAGCCACATCAGCTTGACGCAAGAAAGCAACCATCCACTCATTCCCTTTACGAACAGACTGACAATCGACTGTCTCGATAAAGTAACGGCCATCCTTGGTTCGTGCAGCAATGCTCAATGCCACGTTCGTTCCATCTTGGCCATACTTGATACCAACAGACAGCTTGCCAGACAATTCTGGAACATCATCCACCTTAAGCTCATTCCACTCCGTTTCGGAAATGGCAGATTTTTGGTTATAGGTTGGCCAAAATCCCAAACGTTGGATATTATGGTCCAGCTTATCCTCACCAAGCTCTGCCTCAATCTTACGCTCATTTAAGTGGTAGCCCATGGATGGATTAGAATTATACCAAGCTTCCACATCGTCGATTTCCTTTTCATCAGAAACCGACCACTCAGCCCAGCCAGAATACTTCCCTTTCCCAAAAAGACAAGTCTCACGATACTTGGTAAAGACCGTACCACTCGATACAGGTGTTGGAGGTGTCCCACACATGATTGTAATAGGATTCTCACTATCCGTAACCGTGTATTTCAAAGCAGATTCTTGCTCGGTCGTGTACTCTTGAGCCTCGTCAATGATCAGCATGTCGAACCCTTCACCAAGACCACCATTAGATGTCCTAGTACGAAATTGGATAACACCACCTGTTGAATAAAGTTCAATACGCTCCTGCCCCTTCGCTCGAATCGAATTGAAATCCTCACCATCAACATACCCCATCTTTTCAAGGTATCGCTTGACCTTTTCAAAAGAGGCATGAGAGGTAGAAATCCTGTGAGCCGTATGTAGGATATTTAATCCTTCATGTAGCCCCCAAATTTCACCGATATATAGTAGTTCAGATTTACCATTTCGTCGAGGAATAGAGTAACCAAACTTCTGATGCACCCAAAGACCATTCTTGTCAATGGCCATCATAGGCAGTAAGAGATTTTTCTGCCAGGCATAGCAAGAAAGTCCTGTCCGCTCGTAAAGTTCAATCGCTTCTTTAGCTTTTGAATTTTTCTTGACGTATTTTAAAATCACCGATTGAGTAGGATTCTGATTGCCAAGTTTCTTCTTCCTCGCCATTCTAATTTCCTTTCAATCGTCATCGCATGATAACCCTATCGCTGGGAGATATCAGATCACCTCCTAATCTTTAATAGCTCGGTTTGAAACTTTAGTGTATACATCTACGTAAGTTTCTTTCTTGTCTCCGTTATGCGTGATTTCTGCATAATCACCACATTTTTCACCAGACTTGATTTGATTAGTACTAACAAGAGCCTTCCAATTTTGCAAAGTTTTGCTAAACCAAACTACAAAGCAGTCTTCTTCTTTGATTTCACGACCTGCTAAGCGTGAAAATTCTTGCGATGCCAATTGTTTTGCCTTTTTTAACATTTTTTATTCCTTTCTTAACATAAAGAAAACCGTATGGAAAGCCAAACGGTTTATAGTGATTTATAGCAGTTTATAGCAATAGAATTATAAATACCTCACACAGAACCTCCTTTCAATTTTTCAAAAAGAAAAGCACCCTTTCGAGTGCTTCAAATTTCTTCTTTTCGGTCCGAAAAGAAATCAGCCCAAAATGGATTCTCTTTATCAAAGATTTCAATCTCTTCTGAGCTCATATTATGAGGATAATCTTCAAAAAGGTTATAAAACTTCTTCTTATCAAATGTAACTAACATCAACCCTCTAGCAAACCAGGCTGTATCAACCCACCAAACTATATCACCATCATTTTCTTTATAGCAATATTCAGACCAATTAACTTCTTCATAATCATCTTTCACGACCCTCAGCCCCCTTCATTTGTTTAGAATCTGCAGTATTGATAAAACTCAATATCTTGTGAAATTCAGGGTTATCTTTCAATGAGTTCACATCAATAAGATAGCTATTTGCATCATATCTTCTCCCAGCTACACTGTGAGACTTCTGACCTTTGAATCTCTCTTTCAGAACAATGTTGTTAAACGGCTTAAAACCATTTAACGTTCTTGATTGAAGTTCCAAGTACTCGAAACGACCTTCATTTTTCCTTATGATTGCTGCATGACTCCCTGCTGCCAAGTAGTATTCATTTCCACTTTCTACTTTCTCCAACAATTCTTTTACTGCAGTAAAATCATTTGTATGTTTAGCAACATGCATTTCAACTCCTGGAAGGCTACCAATCATTTTAATCCTACTATCTCGAGAAAAGAAATCACAACTCTTTCCTCCTCTAAAATCTAGGACAGTATAGCCACCTTTGTTCCCAATATAAGCAAATGCTGCTGACGAACAAGATCCTCTTGTCTTGTCTCCGCCACTAACAGCTTCGATTATTTGTTCCTCAGTCAATTTTTTACGGCTTTTTTTGATAGGATTTGAAGAAATTCCGTTCTGTAGCGCTAGCTTTCTCACTTCGCTCATTTGAAAATTTTTATTTATATCCTTCCTTGCTTCAATTTTATCACTTTCATCTTTTTTTCGCCAAATTTTCTTCCAAACATCCTGAACTTTTCCGTTTTTAGGATCATAGTCTACAATACAACGACAATGCTGATGTCTTCTATAAACGTCCTTCGGAACTCTTGGATATTTATAATTCCCTTGAACTTCCTGACACCACTCACAACAATGAAAATACGATTTTCGAACAATCTCAGGTTGTAACCCAGACTGATGATGAAACTCGGCATTCTTCCGAATGCTATCATCAATAATTGACTGTGTGAAGTTCACAATAGGTTCACCGAGCAACCAACTGACATCCTCAAAATTCTCCTCAGACGAAAAGCGATTGACAATGCCAGCTATTCGATCCAGATTTAATTCAGGAACTTGAACTTTCAGACCGATTTTCGCTTTATCGTTCAAATTCTTCTGAACATCACTAGAGTAACCACTTACAAGCTCGTGATTTCGTCCTAGCACGTCCGTCAGCAAACGTTGAGCGATATTATAATACATTTTACCATCTGGTAGTTTATCAGCGCTCAGAGACTTTCCTAAAGACTGAGAGAGAATATCACCAATTTCAATCGCAAACTCATTTGCTGTTTTGTAAGTGGCTTTTTTCCCCTTTAATGCAGCAAAAGCATTTCTGACAATCTCACTCTTACCAAAATCTCGTTCAAACCTCTCCTGAACCTCTTGCAAGATACCAGGTAAAACATCATTCTCCATTTGAATCACCCTCGCTTACCACTGGTTTAGCAGACATATCTCCAGCGATACCAGTAAGATCTCGAATGGTTTCTGCATTGATGTAGCCAGGTAAGGCTTGATTCAATTTCACAACACCGTCACCAATCATGGTCATCATATTAGCATCTGCTTCAAATAAAGGTTCCCATTTGACTGTTGTTCTTACGAATTGACTTCTCGCATAATGAAAATCATCTCTCAAACAAGCAGCAACATAAGCGACATTTAACAAACCAGCACCTAGTGAGCGTTGAGCCTTTCGACCAGCAAGACGAAGATTTTCGTGACTAGCCTTGATAGCTTCAACAGATGACGGGTTGTCAGACACAAACCCCATGTCATCCAAAGTCAAGCCCATTTCCCCAGCAAATCCAGCAGCAGCCGTTCTTAGCTGTTCTGTAAAAGGAGACATACTAGCGGTGGTAAATTGCCCAACGCTCGGCTTCTCACCTTTATCGCTTGAAGAAATCGTCAACAAGCTTGATACAGTAGCTTTCCATTTCTCCATAGGTTCCGCATCAGGATCAAGTCCAAGAATGTATTTTTGTGGCCAAGAGTAAAATTCCGCAGTAATATCTGCTCTCTCCAAAGTACGCTTGGCATATTTCTGATAATACATCCCAGCCCTGGTAATACGAGACCGACCAAAAGGACGAACCGCATCCGGACGATGAATAACCGGAACCAGCAAAGGAATACCCGTTTCATTCGTAACCGAGTAAGGCTCCCCATCTTTCGGAATGAAGTGAGTAGCATTTGGTTCAAAGTATGCTTCAAGCGTCGGGCGATTGTAGTCATCACGAGCCAATACCGCATAACCTTCAACAAGCAATCCAGTGATTGGATCAATTACACCTGTCGCATTACTTGATTCAATGACTTGTAACCTCACCTCATCATCTTCACCTTTAGAAATATAGACGA